AATTGGATTTTGTAATGGGTTTCAAGGAAAAAAAATACATAGACCAAATATGATTTATAAAGATGCAAACCCCGACTCATTTGTTAATAAGTTAGAACAATATAAAGACAAGTTGGATGGTTCTATTTTATCATGTGAAGATTATGAGAAAGTTATTAAAAAGTATGACGATAAAGAAGCATTCTTTTTTATAGATCCGCCCTATGAAGATTCATTAACCGACATTGGTTATGCAGAAGATAAAAATACATTTGATTTTGAACGATTTGCAAACGCAGTGAGATCTATTAAAGGAAAGTTTTTAATAACAATTAACGACAGCCCTGAAATTAATAAGTTGTTTGCTGGTTATCATATTAAAAAAGTTCCCGTTAAATCTGGCTGGAATAATGCTAAAGACAAAATTAGAAAAGAGTTGTTCATTACAAATTATTAAAACAAGAGAGAAACTCTTGCGATATCTTCGGAAAAATTAAACAAAATTAAGAAAAGAATGAATAAATCCTTGCAATAATCTAAAATTAAGCATATTCTTTATAAATCCATCATATTATTATAGGATATGCTTATAAAAATGCATTTTTTTAATCCTTTATATGCATTTATGGTCATATTTATTAAGAAAACGCTATATTTTTGTTTAAATATTGTGTTTAAAAAAGTATTTCATTAATTTTAGATTTATTTCTCTCTTTTTTTAGTAAATAAATCTAAATTTGACTTTTTATTTTTCAAGTTGCAATAATAAATTTCGTTTTTCTATTTTCTCTTCCTGTTGTTTGTGAAATTCTTCTCTTTCTTTTTCGCATTGAATTACATGAGGCAATTTTCGAAATTTTTCTATTCGTATATTCAATGCATTTTGAATTAATTCATCTTTTTGTGGATGTTCTAGCGGTTCAATAACTAATTTTTTACGTTCTTTATGGTCTTCTTCAGTCTTAAACGCTCTATTCATATTTAAATTGCTTTTGAAATAATTCATATAATATTGTTCTCTCTTTCTCGCATCATTTCCGTCTTTGCATTCTGTGAATCTTTCAATTTCAATCATGTTCCAATTATCCCATCCTCCATTTTCCCGTATGATCTTATATAATTTTATATTGTTATTCATTGATGTTCTGCATTGTGCTCTGTGTGATGCTTTTCTATTTCTAAAATTTGTAGTGTGTCCAATATAGACATAAACAGATTCCGGCAAATCATTGCATACAATTTTGTATATAATTGTTTTTGAATAATCAACCGATACAATGGGCATTGTTTCATTATGTCCCATTATCTTTAAATTGAAATTTGAACAGACTCACTTTCTTTTTCCGTAGATATCGGCAAGAGACTTCGCAGCGCTTGCGCATACAGATGAGAATCTTTATGAACTGCAATATAAAATATTTTGATCTGTCCTGATCTATACTGATCAAGAGAGAAAATAAAATGCGTTTGTTCTGGTTTCAAATAATAATTTGTTCTTGTTGCGCTTGACATAAAAGGATTATTGTAAAATTTGACTTCATATATGTAATGAATATTTCTCTCCATTTGTATATAAATATATTAAAAAATCTTCAAATATATTTATTTTATCTTTTCCAAAAGATAAATCAAAAGGGGGCGACTCTGTCGCCGTTTGCCTTTGCTTTACAAAGCAGAAACAATATCTATTAATAATTCAACTGGTATTTCAATATGCAATTCTGGGATTTCGTTTTTGCCTTGTCGCGGAGCATATCGCATTGATGTTTGAAAAGTATCAAACAATTCTCTCTCGTATTTGATATAGCATATTCTATTTGTGAATTTGAAAATGAAATATTGATCGGCTGTTTGATCAGATCTCATTTTATGGCATTTGATAATTGTTGTAGGATATGCCCATTTAGAATTTCGTCGGCTTTTCAATTCCCATGTGGTTCCTGATTCGCTCTCAAAATCGTAAGGGTGATATTCGCTATTATATATCTCTTTGGTATTTTTAATGTTATTTTCACTTGGCCATTGCTTTTTAATGGTATCAATAACTGTCTCCTCATTACTCAATCCCATTTTTAAATCATTTGCCAAACTACGAATTGCCATTTATATATTAACCCAACATAAAAAATTTCCTAAATAAACTAACTTTAAAATTATTCTTAAAGTTGGTTATAAGAGAGAAAGAGAGAATAAGTTATTTAATCTTTTTTAACATATGTATCCAACATACCCGCACTGGATCCCATCTCTTTCATTGTTTCATCAACTGCCTTCTTCTGTTCTAAAGTATGGCCGAATTTATCCGTTAGATAAGTATGCCGAAGGTTGTTCACAGCAATATGCTTACCGTCAAAAATTTTATTGAGACGTTGATTCAGTTTCACACTTGAAAGCTTATTCATATTTGTGTCAAACAATAGCCATTCAGTCGGATTATTTAAAGTCCATTTTGTCAATATCTTTTTAAGAGCTGGAGGGATTTCAATTTTTTGCAAACCGTAAGCTTTTGCAGTCTTGTATGAGTTGAAATTCATTGTGTTCTTGTCCAGAAAATTGTCCTTGGCTTTATCAATATTTTTAAGCTTAAAATCGCAGAAATCTTTTGACCTGCGGGGTGCTATAAACAACCCAGACAATAAAGAGAGAATTATGAAATTTTGGATCTCTTGCAAATCTGAAGGCTTAAGACTGCTTTTCTTATAGAGCATATTTGCATTCTTCTGGCATTCATCAAATACTTTTTTAATATCCTCGGCGGATACCCAATTATCTTTTTGAGTTTCTGTCTTTTCTTGTAAATGGATCTCTTGATTATATGACTTAACGTCTTGCATCATTTGAGATCTATATTCTTGTTTATCTGTTATGATCACAAGAGCAGAGAGAATTGTCTTTCGGCGATTGGCTGGTATTTCTTTCAAATAATGCAATACCTTCTCCGTTTGATGTGCAAACTTGTCCAAATCATAATCATCGGAATCAAATACTTTTCTATAAAGACTCTTCAAAATACTTGCGTATGTTGTTATTGAACTGGCTGATAAGCTAGAACGTTTATCATGAATGTATTTTTTAATATCCATTTATAAATATAACAGATATTAAAATTTTATTAAACAATCGCTAAACGTTTAATATGTTTCTTTGTTTTTAAATGATGAGTTTTATTACCTATTTGACAAACTGAACCACACTCACATGTAAAAGTTTGAGAGATTCTCTTTTTAATTTTCTCTGCATTTTCAATATAATATTGTTTATCATGTTCCTTTTTGTGTTCTTTGTTTTCAATATAATATTGTTTAGCATATTCCTTTTTTTGTTCTACATTATCAATACAATATTGCTTTTGATATGCTTGATTATAGGTTTTTAATTGTTCTTCTGTTTGAAATGCTTTATATGTGTTCAAATTGCTTTTGAATTCATCCATAAAATACTGTTCTCTCTTTCTTGCGCTGTTGCCATCAATGCACTCAGTAAAACGCTCTATCTCTATCATCTTCCAATTTTCAAATCCTCCATTCTCTCTTATAGTCTTATAAAGTTTCAAATTATAATTTTGGCCGGTTTCATTATTGCAATCTGTTTTATGTTTGCACTTTCTTTTTCTAAAATCTGTAGTTGAACCTACATAAATAAACTCTGGCAAATCATCACATATAATTTTATAAATGATGGTTTTAGAATAATCAACGGGTAGCCTCGGCATATGTCTTAATATGTCTCATTGTCTTTAAGTCCTTATTTGCCCATCATTTTCACATCAACAGGCAATTTCATTATGTCTCCACCGCCAGGGTGATCATCGCCCATAATTGATTTGGTGTCCGCCAGAACATCAATCGCCTTGCGTTGTGCTGGATCTTCAGGCTGAAAAAAAAGGCGTAGAAAATATTCATTCTTTTTCCAATCAATAGATTCATTCAAATCATCAAACAAAGAGAGAAACATTTCAACATCTTGATAAAGATCTTTTGATCGCTTCTCAAATGTATTAACGAAATGCAAAAAAGCGCAGCAATACCAGCCACAAGCATTATTCATTAAGCTTTGAACGTCCTTCTTTGTATGTGGGAGGAATTTGCCACAGTTATTCTTTATCCATTCCCGAATGCTTTCACTAGGCGGTGCCCCGTAAGGGTCAAAAAAAATGGGTTCTATATTCCCGCTTGGATACTTATTGACCTGCAAACAAGTCCAATGAGTTCCTTCATTTGGCTCGCCCTTCTCATCTATTGAGTTATCTAAATTAATAATATAGCCACAGTTATATTTTAGCTTACGGGGGAGCTCATCTTTAAAATATACTCCCTCCAAAGGGAACCTCATTCGCTTTGCTAAATCTTTGAGTTGTCCATCGTCAAGCATCCTATATTATTAAGCCTAGATTATATTTTTAAAGATTTAACTTTAATTTTCTTTTATATTCAGTTTAAAAAACTCTTCCAAATTATGCTCTAAAATATAAGCATCTCTCGCCAATCCTGCCTCTTCTTCTGTATTGAATCTTCCAATGTGTTTAACAATTTTATTAACTTCAATTCTTGCAGTCCATTTGTTTCTGGCTTTATCATAATGAACTCCTTTATAGATTGATGTTTTACCATTTGCCTTTTTTTGATTACTTAAATTCTCGTTCTTGGTTGCCCATCTCAAATTTGAAATATCATTGTTTGCAGGGTTGCCATCTATATGGTCTATGTCTGGTTTATTCAATGGGTTCTCTATATGGTATATTGCTATTAAACGATGTTGATATTGATTAACTTGCTTTCTCTTTCCGTCTTCTGTTGTATGCGATAAATGATATTGATTATATCCCATTTTCATGGGTCTAGGTTTTAAAATTCTACTTGTTGATTTGTTGCGACAATTTCCAAAATTTGATATCTCATAATCTTCAAATCCTTCAATAGTCTTATATTGCTCTTCCATTATAAGATTATATATAAATTGTCTTTAAATTGTTTATGCCTATTGAGAATTAGGCCTACTCAAGCATACAAACCGCTTCCTCGGCTGAACCGCTGGTAGCTTGGCGGAAGTTGATTGGCCATTGAGAAATTGGCACTGAAAGGCTGGGACTGCAAAGCTGGGGGCAAAGAGGCTTGATGAGCTACAAAAGATCCATGGCGACCAACCGAGCCTACTTCTCTCTTAACTCCTAAACCGAAACCTCTTCCATGTAAATGACGGGCTTCCATTCCTGCTCTTGACATATGCGCGGCAGCGTTGCCCATAGCACTCTCTGCCAGTTTTCCGTATTGTGTTCCTAAATGCTGGTTCATCTGATCATATAAATGATTTTGGGCAACTTGGCCGGCGAGTGTGTGCGCCGCATGTGCTGCTCTCGGACCGCCAGCATTTGATGAAACCATATTATGATATTTGCTAGGATGATCCAAAAAGTCAGATGCCACATGTGAAGCCATGTGAGCAAGGGGCTTGGCAAATTCTGGGTGGCCAGTTGATTCAGCCAGCGCATGCAATCCCGAATCAATAGCTTTTTTTAAATGAGGCTTTGCAATATCACCCACCTTATAGGCCAATGATTTCACCCCGGCTTTCTTCAAAAGCTTATCTCCAGTCTTTCCAAAAATTCCAGATCCTTTTATTTCGGGTTCTGCTTCCTTGTTTGCTACAATTTCTTCTGGGCTCAGCTGAATCTCCATTCCTAAACCTCGGTCAAATGTTCGGCTCAATAAATCATATCTTTCGGGATGCACAATCATGCAGAACCCCTCTCCCTCCATAGCTCCTTTTACTCTTACTTTGTGGCCATTGCGAAGTTTGCTCAACTGTTTCGGCGAAGCATGAATTCTTACTAAACTCATTATATTTTATGCATAGATAAAAAATAATGACAAATACTTAATTTTGAAATAACGCCTAAATAGAGGGGAGTGCCCCTCTTACTCCCCCAAAACAAAAAGACCGTTTGCTTCCGCTTTACAAAGCGGATTTAGTGAAGAAAGGAATTGAACCTTTAACCTACGGCGTATGAAACCGTCGCTCTACCCTATTGAGCTACATCACTTTTGCTACTTTGCCAAATTGCAAATGGTTTGCTCTCACTTTTCTTTAGTATTTTGCCCACCTATTTTAAAATGGCGTTTTGCTTTGGATCTTATTTCAATTACTTTTATATTTAGACTCTTGAGCCAGTAAGCACATCAATTGAAATATCTACGCCATACTCAATAAAGCATTGGAGGTCTACTGCTTTTTGCGAGTAGTTGGTGCCCACAATTTGAATACTTTTTGGTACGGATTCCTCTACGGGGAGCATGCGACTTACATTGACATAGTAATAGCAGTATTCCATTTCAAAATCAAGAGAAGAAATAAGAGAAGAAACCAGGCCGTCCGTCAGAGAACCGTTGACCGAGTTGGCTCCCGATAGCTGATTGTTAAATTGCTCAAATGCATAGCGCTGAGTATTGTAAATAGCATTTTGGCCAGAAACAACGACGTTGAAATTGCCAAGCAAACACAAAGGACTCGTCGGACCCGTTCCGGCAGGATCAAAAGGAGACTGATAAACCGGGATTCCGGCAGGAAGGCCAGTCGCAGCGCCACCAGCCACCGCATCAGAGTAAAAAGGCAGTATGAGGATACTCTTAACATTTGCGATACCGTTCGTCAATAAGTTATTAAATTGGCCTGCTCCACCGCCTGGAATATTAACAACCTTGTACTGATAAACATCAGTATATTTAATTTGTTTAATGGGAGAGCTTAAATACGACTGTTCAAAAACAGGGTTGAAAGTATATGCGGGGACATACAAATAAATGGACTTTGCCAAAATGCCCTCATTAACAGCCACCTGGGAATTCAAGCAACGAGCGCCGACCTGAACCGTTGCAATGTATGAAGCAGTTCCAAGGGTTGCCGATGGCTGAAAGGCGGAACCTGAGGCAATCATGAGAGGGCAAACACCTCCCACAGGGTTAGAGACGGAATCCAATGACATAGTTGTTAAAGCAGTTCCAGCGCGAACAATAACATCTGTAGGGGTTGCGGTGGGAGCGGCAACGGTAAACTGAACAGAGGTGTTGTTCAAATTCATTGTCATTTTGAGGAAAATGCCCTTAAGTAAGGGGATCATTGAGAAGAAAGAATGAATATGTTTGAGGTACACTGTCGCCATAATAGCGGTGGC